TTTTTACTCATGATATTTTATTATATACTTATTACCAATCTTTACAAGCTTGATATTTTGGTGTGCCAGGTTTTGCTGATGAACATTTATGTCTAGCTCTAAAAGATTTTCTTCTTTTTGGATTATTTTTTCCAACTCTAACACCAGCTTGTCCCCAATGTATTCTCTTATAACCTTTACCATTTGGGTTTTTAACACACTTCATCCACTTCTTACCTTTTCTAGTTGAATGTGCTTTTTGAGTTGGACCTGTGCATCTTGTGGATTCTTCTAATATCGAAGAAACGAATGTATCAAAATTATTCATGTTAATATTACTTATCTTTTTAGTGTTTCTAAAAAAGAATTATAAAAAGTGGTAAAATCTAGGATAAATACATTTATAAAATAATATGTCTACTTTAACCCTAACATCCCCAGGTGTACAAATCAATGAAGTTGATCTTAGTATCATAGCAAGACCAATTGGAACAACTGATGTTCTTATTACAGGATTTACTGATTCAGGTCCAACCGAAGAATTCGTTAATATTACAAGTGTTTCTGATTTTGAAAATACTTTTGGTACTCCTAGTAATCCAGCTGAAGTATATTTATATCAATCAGCAAAACAGATTTTAACAACATCACCTGCTAATCTTACAGTTGTAAGACTTCCATATGGTGATGCAAATGGTATTGGTTATACAAATAGTTATAGTGCTCTTGTTTATGGTCTTTCAGCAAATGCAATAAATTATGCTGATGCTACATCATATACTCTTTTACCTCCAACATCAATCATTTTAAATGATGCAGATTATGCTTCATTAATTCAAAATGATGTAACATGGAGTCAAAGCCCATATTTATTATCAGCTTCAAATGTACAGGCTCCAGTAGGAACTGATATTTCTACATTTGTAAATAACTATGTAAGTTCAGTAGGTATAAATCAATCTGATATTGTTTCTTATTCTTATAATTCAAGATTAAGTGGATTTGATATTAGTTATTATCCAAGAAATCAGTCACAGTTATATCCTGTTTATGGAACAGGTGTATTAAGTGCAACTGTAATTGATTATCAGGGTGGTTCATTCCTCACTCCAGCAATAACTGGAATTAATAACATTGGTACTGCTGGTTTAATTCTTGTTAATACCAATAAGAGTGCGGTTGATGATATGTTTGATGGTTATTATGTTGCTATTACTGATAATGCAGATATTAACCCATCTACAGCATATAATGCCGTTACTGGTGTATTTGCAGTTACACAAGTTAATGCAAACAGTGCAACTCAAACCTTTACATCTATCCCAGCATCAAGATTTGAATTCCAATTAACTTCACCTGCTGGTACATTTGGAACTAACAGTATTTCAGAAATTGTTGAAACATATCCAACAGGTTATGATTTTTCATCAAAAGCATTTAATGATAGTTTAATCATTACACTATTCAGTATTTCAACCACAAATTATAATCAAGATACATCAAGATTATCATATAATCTTCTCGAAGGTTATGCTGGTTCATTATACAATAACAGAACAATTAATAATCCTAATGGTGGAACACCAAGTACATTCCACATAGATAATGTTATTAACAATTCATCTAGTAGAATATACTCTATTGTAAATCCATATCTTTCAAATCTTGGAACTTGGATTGATAGTACAGGTAATCCTAGTAAGACTGTAAGAATTCACCCATCAGCTAAGAATTTATATTCATCAGGTGTTTATCTTTCAAACACAGATTATAAGTCAAAATCAATTGGAAATGTTCCAGTTAAAGTTCAGAGAATCTTAAATCAAGTTCAAAACGATGACACAATTAATCTTGATGTTATTGCTGAATGTGGTTTGGGTACAATTTGGGCGCAAACATCCAATAAGGCAAGATACACAACTCTTCCACAACCATATTACTATGATCAAACTTACAATCCTAGTATTGATAGTTTAGGTGATACTACAGGTACAGTTACAACTCAAAGTCAACTTCAATCAGATTATATGGCTGTAGTTGGTCAATTTGTATCACTTGCAAATGATGCAAGAAAAGATCACGTATTTATTGCTGATCCATTAAGAATTATATTTATAAAGGGTGAAGATTCAAAGATTTCATCACAGAAAACATATAACTTCTCAAACCAAACTTACTGGCCTTTAAGAAATCAATTCTCAGCAATTGCTAGTAGTTATGTTGTAACATATGCAAACTGGTTAAAGACTTATGATGTATATTCAGATAAAAATATCTGGACTCCATCATCTGGATTCGTAGCTGCTAAGATTGCATCAGCTTCACAAGCTTCATTCCCTTGGAGTGCAGTTGCAGGTGTAAACAGAGGTGGATTAAGTAATGTAATTGATCTTGCGATCAATCCTACACAAAAACAAAGAGATCTTCTCTATAAGGTTAACTTCAATCCAATTGCATTCTTCTCAGGAGATGGTTATGTAATCTATGGTCAAAAGACCATGTATCGTCAACCATCAGCATTCGATAGACTTAATGTTCGTAGATTGTTCTTGGTTCTTGAAAAAGCTACAAAGAACTTGTTAAAGTCTTATGTCTTTGAACCAAATTCATATGCAACACGTTCAAGATTAGTCGGTGCATTATCACCAATCTTTGATAATGCTAAGATCAATGATGGATTATACGATTATACAATTGTATGTGACGAAAGAAACAATACTCCTGATGTGATCGATAACAATGAATTAAAGATCTCAATATATATCCAACCAACAAGAACAGCAGAGTTTATCTTAGCTGACTTCGTTGCAACAAGAACTGGAGTTAATTTCAGCGAATTAATCGGATAATAAAGATAAATATTTAATAATATGGCAACAAACGCATCAAACCCACAACCAAACTCAGTAATTTCAAGTATTTTAAATACTACTGGTATTGAAAACTTTTATAACGTAGCAGCTGCTAATGACTTTGCACGTAATAACTTGTTCAGAGTAATGAGAATTGGAGATACAAGATTTACTCCAGATCAATTACTTTATATCACAACAACAACATTACCTGCGAGAGCAGTAACTAATGTGGAAGTTCCATTCATGGGATTAAGATTCAATGTTCCAGGCACAGCTACCTATCCAGGAAGTGGTAATTGGAATGTTACATTCAGAGTTCCTTCAGATTTAAGTGTAAGAACTGCACTTGAAAATTGGACAACTGATGTGTTTAATGATCAATACAGTACAGGTGCTTACAATATCCCATCAAGAGATGTTTCTAATCAAATTGAAATTTATTTACTCAGTAAAATGGGTGTACCTATTAGACAGTATACACTTTACGGTGCTTGGTGTCAGCAGGTAAGTGAACTTCAGTTAGATATTACAAGTACTGGTGATGTATTAACACAACAAGCAGTTCTTGCATATCAGTTCTGGAGAATTACAGGATAATTTAAATACTAGGCATAAGTATTTCTATGCCAACTCCACAGACTAATGCGGAAAATAGTCCGTATTCATATTATCTTGATATATTAGGTCAATGGCCTACAGGTATTGCTCTTGCTAGTCAATGGTTAGTATTAATTGATTTCACATCTGTTACACCATTATTAAATAATATACAAAATACTTTAAGTAATTTAGAAACAGAATCAGCTAATGGTTGGAGATATAATAATGAAGTTACAAAATATTTAATAGATGGTAAATTAGAATATTCTTATGGTAATTTAATGGGATGTGCATTTGCTAGACAAGTAAATTTGCCAGGCGAAACAATAAAAGCATCTAATCAAGGTTTGGATTATGGTGGATTTCAAGCACCTGCAACATCTAACGGTAGAACCAAATATGATAAATTAAGTCTTACTTTTTTAGAAACTAATGCATCGTTTGTTGATTTTATTTTAAGACCTTGGGCAGTTGCAGTCGGTTATTATGGTTTGGTTGCTAGACAACCAAATACTGCAAATTATGTTAAAGCAACTACTCTTAAAGTTGTAATGTTTGCAAAAACTAATAAGTTAGGTAGTAAAGCATCCTTAACTAGCATGACAGAAAGAAAAATTTATACATTCTATAATGTTGCACCTGTAACAATACCAAGTGAAGAATATTCATACATGGAAGAAGGTTTGAGAGTAAGCCAAGTTGAATTTGTTTATGATAGTTATTCAGTTTCTGACGCAAATAGTATATCATATATAAATTCTCCATAATGGATCATTAT